CAAGACGACGCTAACCGAGCTTCGTCGGCACCAGCACCAGGTCTCGACCTGGATCGTGCTGCACGACACGGTCAAGTTCGGCCTCGAGGACAGGCCGCCGGGGAAGGGCCACGGGGTGATGACGGCGATCCACTACTTCCTTATGGCGTCGGAGCAGCATTCCTGGAAGCAGTGGCTGCACCTGAACAACTGCAACGGCTTGACGCTACTGAAGAGGGTCGATTAGTGCGCTACCACGAGATCACCGGAGCCCTCGCCTCCCGCCGGCCGTTCGCGTTCTCCCGCTACGGTGATGGCGAGGTCCTCTGCATGGCAGGTGCCAAGGGGGAGAACCGGGACGGGCACAGCTACCATGCGACGCTCGGCGCGGCGCTGCGCTGCACGGTGCAGGATCCCAAGCCGCAGATCACCTATGCGCTGCAGGGCCTCGTTCGGCGCGACAAGAAGCTGAAGGCCGTTTTGGCCAAGCACTCGAAGGTCGAGACGTGGGCTGACGCGGACGTGCTGCACCGGCAGTCGCGGAAGAACGTGATGGGTGATCTGTTCGCGAGGATGGAGGAGAGGACGACCATTCTGGTCGGCCCGGACAGACTCCAGAAGCTCGGCTTCTGTCAGATCGTGATTCCGGATCGGAATTGTTGGGAGGCCTACGGTGATGTTATCCAACAGATCATCAAGTTCTATCGCGCCGGCGACGTGTTGGTCCTCTGCGCCGGCATGATGGCTTCGGTCATCATCCAAAAGCTGGTCGACAAGCTCGAAGACGCGACCTTCCTGGACGCTGGGTCGCTGTTCGATCCTTACGTCGGCCACAGCACCCGGGCCTACCACCGCGAGGTCCTGCGCAACTTGAAGAAGGGAGGGACCGGCTGATGATCGACTACCCCGAAGGGTTGCCGTGCTGGGCGCCGGGGGCGGCGAACTACCTGGAGTCGATCCTGACCGGTGAGGAATTTGCGTGGGAGTGGGGCGGCGGCGCTTCTTCGGTCTGGTTGGCGCCCAAAGTTCGCGAGATCATGGTCATGGAACATGACCCGAAGTGGGAACTCTACATCTACGAAAACCGGGATGACGACCAGTGGATGGGGATCGTGATTGTGCGTCCGTGGCAAAGCCCTGAGTATGTTGATGCGGCGAAGCCGGACCCAGACAGACCGTGGGATCCGCGAACGAACCTCTGGCTGATCGACGGCTTTCGCCGAATCGACTGCTTAGCTCTCGTTGAGAAGCAAGTCAGGCCCGGCGACATCGTCGTGCTCGACGATGCGCTCGACTACGCCGAGCACTTGCTAGACGGCCCTTGGAAGATCAAGCGATTCGCGCAGCCGCACCCGCATGCCGGCATCCCAATCAACCACAAGAAGTATGGACATCGTCTGAATACCGTGCGCAAGGTGCATGCTGATACTAAGGAGACATGGGTGTGTCTAACGGCCTGATCTACACCGCCAACACTAACGGCTATGACCGTCCCCGGCGCCTGAAGGTCGACCCCGAGCCCGGCGTCCACTACTGGATGTTCGGCAACGGGATCGTGGCGCGGGGGTGGGATCCGATTCATCCGCCCTGGCCGGTTACCATGTCGCCGCTTCTAGTGGCACGCCGACTCAAGGTGTTGACGCCGGTCTTGCACCCGCTCCTGGAATGGTTCCTCTGGATGGACGGCACCATGCAGTTGCAGGCGCCGGTGATGCCGTGGATCGAGAAGCTGCTCGAGTCCGGCGTCAACTTCGCGGCCTTCCGGCACAACGAGTTCGGCTGCGCTTATCAGGAGATCGACGCCTGCATCGCTCGCCGCAAGGACTCCAAGAGCAACCTCGAGGCGGCGCGGACCCTGCTGCGCAAGAGCCAGTTCCCCGAAGGCTACGGGCAGGTCGCGACCGGGTTCTTGTGGCGCCGGTCGTGCCCGGAGGTGCGTGAGCACGCGCGCACCTGGTGGGAGGCCATGAAGGCGACTACGATGCGGGATCAGGCGACCTTCATGTGGTCGTTGAAGTCGTGCGGGCAGGAGGTCGAGTATCTGCCTGGTCTGCACACCCGCAACAAGCTCTGTCACTATCACCGAGGCCATGAGAAGCCGTAGCATCATCCTCCTCTTCGCTCTCTGCGCCAGCTCGTCGCAGGTCAAGGCACCCAGGGTCTGGGCGCGCTCCGAGCAGATCGAGGACGGACACTTCGAGGTGTTCGTGCAGACCGAGGTTGTTAGGGGTTGGGCCGCGGCCGATCTCTACGTCCACCGTGGGTCGCCGAAGTGGGATGGCGTCGTTCTCCTCGGTTTGGACTTCCTGCCGGAGCCGCTGCCGCTGCAGGTTGGCGCGGTGCATGTCAACATGCTCGTCTGGTTCGCGTGGCTCGTCGCCGATCACGCGGAGTTCGGCGGCGGCAAGGTGCGCGAGCTGCTGCCGGGCGACGGCCTCATCTCCTACTGCATCGACTCGCCGAACGATCCCGAGGCACGGCTCGATGCGTGGCTGTCGATCGTGACGCCGGCCTTGATGCCCGAGGGGATCCCGCTGTTGGTGCAGATCATCTGCCGCGACGAGGCGGGTAGGCTGATCGGGGGGCCGGTTTTCCGTCTGACTTCTGGTCCGACGATGGAGGTGCGGTGAAGATCCTCGCGATCACGTGCCTGACCGGCGGCGAGGACCTGGTGGTCATGGCCGAGGAGATGCTCCTCTCGCTCATGGAGTGCGTCCCCGCCGGCGTGGACCTGAAGACCTCGTGCGTGACGCAGGGCGCGGCGCGATGTGTCGACGGTCTCCTGGTCGACTGGCAGGTGGTGAGGAAGAAGAACCTTGGGTTCGCTGCCGGCATGAACGACGCGATCGAGAACGCGGTCAATGCTGGATTCAATCCAGACTTCGTTCTGTGCTTGAACACAGACTTGCAGTTCCCAGACAAGGACTGGCTTCGAAAGCTGCTTGAGGTCATGCCGATCGAACCTCGAATTTTCTGCCCGGCAACCGACCGCACCGCGCTCTACAAGCAGGACGGCCCGAAGGACAAGAAATCCTTCGACGAGGTCGAGGTCTCTGCTTACTGCTGGCTCGTGCCGTTCAATTGGTGTTTGCTCCTGTTGAATCGAAAACGTTACTGGCTGTTCGATCCGGAGTTCTTCGCATTTGGAGAGGATAATCAGACGGCTTTCCTGCTGGCGAAGTGGTTCGGCCCGAAGATCTTCCGCATGGTGCCACAATCGTTCGTGAGGCACCTGCGACACAAGACGTCGGAAGTCGTGAAGCCGGATCGGCGGGCGAGCAGCATGATCCTTCGTCGCTTCTTCCAGGACGAGCTGAAGAACCACGGACTGCGTCCAGACCTGCAAGCCTGGGCGCGGCGCTACGTCAGGGCGCTGAAGCCGTGAGTAACCTCGTAACGATCGCGATGGCGACCTACGGCCAGCCCAAGATGCTCGACGTCTGGTTCGAGACGTTGCGTAGCTACTCGGGGCAGACCCGGTCCAAGCTGGAGCTCATCATCGTCGACGACCATGGAGACCCGCCGGCGGAGATCCCCGAGGACGTGAAGCTGCTGCTGCCGTGCCAGCTCTTCCGCGTGCTCGAGGAGATCCACTGGAACCAGCCCGGGTGTAGGAACCTCGCGGCCGAGCACGTGCGCACCCCGTTGGTCCTGTTCGTCGACCCGGACATGGTGATCCAGGCTACGATGATGGAGAGGTTCCTGGAGGCCGGCAGGCGTCTCCCCATCGGGCACGTGATCCGGTTCATGCTCAGGCACCGCAATACCGGCGAGATGGACTCGAGCAGTCCGAACACGTGGTTCATGCACGTCGACGACTTCTTCCGCGTTGGCGGCTACGATGAGGACTTCTCTGGTGCGAAAGGCTGGAGCGATGTCCAGCTTCTCGACGTGATGAAGGCGAACTACAAGGTCTCTCACCGAGCGGACCTCTACGCTGACTTCTATAGCTCGGCGGAGATCCCGGACGCTGCCGTGACAACCCTCGACCGATCGACCAAAGCGAACAAGCACAAGCGACTGCTCAAGGTGAAGCAGGCGCGGATGATGGGTGGCTGGGTGAAGTTCGCCAGGCAGCAGCGATCCGCTCCTCGGCTGCGGTTCAGGTGGGAGAAGCTGCCGTGACCGACACCGGCATCGAGATCGACGACCTGCGTCTCGAGCGCATCCGGAGGCAGCGGGACTGGTACGTGTCCGACGCCGGGTTCCTGGACTTCGTGCGCGACAGCGGTGCTGCGCCTGACGCCTGCTACGAACCGCACGGTCGCTACTGCCAGTCGCTCATCACCTGGCGCGGCGAGCCGGATCGTGACAAGCCCGAGATCATCAACTACAAGCAGAAGTTGGTGCTGTGGCCCCGAGGTTCGTTCAAGAGCCAGGTCTTCAACGTGGGGCAGGTTGCGTGGCTGATCGCCAAGGATCCGAACATCCGTATCCTGGTGACCTCGGAGACCAACCGTCAGGCGAAGAAGTTCGTCGGCGAGACGATGAAGATCGTCGCCAGCGAGTGGTTCAAGGAGCTCTTCGGAGACCACACGCAAGCGGAGTGGAAGCCCGGGTCTGGCGTGTTCACGAGCTCCTTGCGGACGCGGCGCGGAGTGAAGGACCCGACCGTCGCGGCCTCTGGTGTGGGCGAGGTGCAAACCGGTGCGCACTGGGACCTGATCTTCTACGACGACATCTGCTCGCAGGAGAACACCAAGACCCCGGAGAGCATCGAGGCGCTGTGGACGTGGTATGGCGAGACCCAGGCGCAGCTCGACCCCGGTGGCAAGATCTTCATGATCGGCACGCTGCACCACTACAGCGACATCTACTGCCGGATCATGAAGGATCCGGAGCTGGCGGCGGACTTCGAAATCTCGAGGTACGCGTGGTCGGACCCCGTGGTCGACCCGAACAAGAGCGCCGAGGAGGCGCCGGCGAAGCTGTTCTTCCCGAGTCGCCTGACCAGGTCGTTCGTGGCCTACAAGAAGCGCAACACGCCGCCGCGCCTGTACGCGTGCTTCTATGAGAACCGGCCGACGACGGGTGAGCAGCAGCTCTTCCGCCCGGAGTACTTCCGCTGCATCCCGGACGAGAACATCCCGAGTTCGGTGTGGACCTACATCCTGACCGACTTCGCGTTCATCGCTGACGAGAAGAAGAAGGACCGCGCTGACCGCACCGTCTTCTGGGTGGTCAGCATGGACTGCAACCGGGTCGCCTACGTGATCGACTGCGTCATCGGGCGGTGGAAGCCGTCCGACTCGGTGCGCATCGCCTGCGATCTCTGGAACCGCTACCAGTGGGCGACGCTGAAGGGCATGACGGTCGAGAAGACCACTTACAGCGAGCTGCTGTCTTCGGTGTTCGAGGAGGTTCGCCGGCAGACGCACATCATGCCGCGCTTCATCCAGATCTCTGGACGCAGCCAGGAGATCAAGGACATGCGGATCGAGGCCGCTGAGCCTCGGTGGCGCGCCGGCGACATCTACTTCGCGCAGTCGCTCCGCGAGAACTGGCGCAAGTGGAAGCCGATGTTCGACGAGATGACGGAGTGGCCGTTCAGCACCCACGACGACGTGCCGGATGCGATCTCGGATCTCGACAAGCAGGAGGACCGCGTGTTCTACTGCCCTGCTCCCCCTGTCGGCTGGGCACAGCACCCGGTCAGGAGGATGCAGCCGACCCTCATCAACGGGCAGTTCAACCCGGACTACGGCTACCCTGCTCGAGAGACGACCAAGGCAGGCCAAGGAAGTCACGACCTATGGCGAACGTCAACATCTATCAGCCAGGGCAACCAGCAAACCCAGCGCGACACCGCCCGAAGCGACAGTATCTGGCAGAAGCCACCGCAGCAGCCAACGCGGTGGCCGTGATCCTGGCGCAGCACTACGGTCAGCAGCCGTGGATCTTGCAGTGCATGGCTGCGGTGCAGGAGGCGGTGCAGAACTCGATCGAGATGCTTTCTGGAGCTCCCCCGCAGGGGAACGCGCTGCCGATCCGGCAGGGCGGGCAGTACCAGTTCCCGGCGCGCACCGCAGCGGAGCTGCAGGCGTCGCAGCAGGAGGCGGCGGTCAACGGTCAGGTCACGCACGCCACGGTGCAGCAGCAGCAGGCGGCGCAGCAAGCCGACGCGGCGATGGCTGCCGGCCAAGTGGACATGTTCGCCCAGTTGCAGCGCGCGGCGGGGATGCAGGACCCAGCTACCGGACAGGTGGCGCAACGACAGGAGACTCCGAGTGAACCTGACAGCGACAAGTGGCTCGTTTGAATGTCATTTCTGCGGCAGGGCGGTGCGTACCGTCATGGGTGGTCAGAGGTGGTTCTGTTCGAAGGCGTGCAATCGGAAGTTCGTCGCGAGGCGAGCCGAGGAGGCGATGAAGAGAAATGCTGGACGTAATCATGGTGGCGAGCGAGCCGAACTACCGAAGGATGGCTCACCGGTCGATCGACCCGGCGAAAGGTGAAGCAGCGATCCGAGGCGCGCTACCGTCGGCTGTTGATCTGGTACCGACGGCAGGCAAGGTCCTCCTCTCTCTCGAGGGGGGGCGACACCAATCTTTCGAGGCGGCTGAGGCGTATCTGTCGACGCAGAACCTTCCTTGGCAGATCGTTCACTCGGACGAGGTGACGACCTACCACCGGGCGCTGCTTCGCGGCCTCGAGCACTGCAAGTCGCCGTTGGTCGCGATCATCCCGCCGTGGATCGAGATCAAGGACAAGCTCTGGGTGCAGCGGATGGTGTGGACCTTGTCCAGCGATCCGCGCAGTCTGCTCTGCACGACTGGGACCGAGCAGGGACCAGCGAAGGACCTTGCCCCGTTCATCTGCCTCCCGAGGAAGTGGCCTGGTGGCGAGATCATCTTCGGGCGCCGCGATCCGCTGACGGGCATCCTTCGGATGGTCAAGAGGGACAACTTCTACGACAACCTGGCGCGCGCGGTGGATGCTGCCGGTTGGCGATTGTGGTCCCATCCTGGGATCAGGTTCGAACGGTTGGAGCATGAAGATCACGACGAAGCACGGCAGGAGACTCGGACGAAGGGACGGCAGACTCAGGGTCGTTTTGGCCGAGGATCGAAAGCTCCTCTACAGTGACGACTACCTCGCCGGATGGCGGTGGGGGTTCGAGTCGATCGGGTGCGACGTCAAGACGATCGACATCGCTGAGCTGCGCAAGGGACTGAGCTACGGCGGCGGTGGTGGTCCGCTGTCGATGGGACGCAACGTGGCGGCGAAGCCGCTGGCCGACATGGTGGCGAACATGGAGCCTGACCTGGTCTTTGCGCACCACGGCCGCGCTGCGTCCAACAGGATGTTCCAGGACCGTCTCAAGGCGCGCGGCATCCGGACGGCGTGCTATCTATGTGACGAGCCTTATGAATCTGGCGAGACAGCTTGCTACAGCCCGATCTTCGATCTCGTCTTCACGATGGACCTGTGCACGGTCGAGGTTCACCGCCGCTCTCGACGCGAGCGAAGCGGGGTCTACTACCTCCCGCCAGGCGTCCACACCGACGACTTCCAGCAGCGTCTCTACTTCGACCACGTCGGCGAGCAGATCCGCGAGCTGCAGACGCTGTTCATCGGAAACGGCACGCTGGTTCCTCGGTCGAAGTGGTTCGAGCCGATCGACCGTCTCGTACATGGATCCGTCTTCCACTACCTGAAGCGCACGGTCAGCAAGGTGCACAAGCGGGAATGGATCCCATACAGCGCTCATCCGAAGTGGTACGCGAACTGCAAGGTCGGTCTCAACGTGCACCGCAATCCGTCGATCACGGAGGAGTGCTGGAACCGACGGGTGTTGCACCGGCCGAAGCAGTTCGCGGTCCCTGCCGGCCTGACGTTGGCGACGGAGCCGCCGGCGACCTGGGGCACTGGATTCTGGAACGATGGCGACCTGCCGGCGAGCCACATCAACCCGAGGTTCCTCGAGATGGCCGCGTGTGGCACGCTGGTCGTCAGCGACAATCACCGCAGCGAACTGCAAAGGCTCTTCCCTGGGGCACCGCAGGCATCGGACCCGGATCACTTCCTCGAGCTGGTGCTCTACTACATCGACCACCCTGAAGAAGCCGAGGCGATCGGATCGAAATGCTCCTACCTGATTTCAAGGCGGCACAGCTACAGGCACCGCGCGGCCGAGGTTCTGATCCGAGCTGGCTTGCAGGACTCGCTGCCGGCCGCGCATCTTTCCTCCTTGGGGCAGCCGGAGGACTGGATCACGCCCCAGGACTTGAAGCCGCCCGAGGGCAGATCGTCATCGGCACCAACTGGTCCCTGCGAGCGTTGGAGCCCACGATCTGGCATGTCGTGGACCGAGCAGTCTGGGAGGCCGAGCGACATGCAATCAGTCGATGCTCCGATTCCCTGGTTGTCGTAGCGAACCAAGGGATCTTCGGGCAGGGGGTCTTCTCGATGAGGGGAGAGGCGATCTCGCGGATGATCGGCACGAAGAAGGTGCAGCCCTACCACATCCGGATCCAGAGGCCGAAGGGCACGGAGCTCTGCCCCGATGGAGTGCGTAGGAACGGAGTGTCGAAACCCTTCATGCCGAAGAGCTTCGTGGACGAGTACCACCCGGGGGGTAATTCGATCTGTTACGCCATCCAGACCGCCCACCTGCTGGGCTCGGAGGAGATCTACCTCCTGGGTTTCACGCTGAAATCCGGGTCCCGGTACTTCTTCGGCGAGAAGAACCCGGTGTCCCGCCGGGCGAGCATCTACGACTCGCGTCGGGCGCTCGACTGGCTGAAGTGGTTTGAGAAAACTTACCCCGGTCGAGCGAAACTCGTGGCAGGATGGGACGGTCCGGTCTACGACATCCTTCAGACGATCTCGAATGACGACCTCCTTGAAGCGTTCCGAACCCAGCCTGAAGCCTCCTCGGAGTGGCTCGTCTGATGGCTGACCGTGGCGGGATGGACTCGCTGACGGTCACCCGGCCAGACACCGTCGGTGATCCGGGCCGGGGGATGGGAACGTACCGGCGCCGGAAGGACACCAAGCCGAACTACGCGCCCTACGAGCTGACGGAGCTGGGCGCCGGCGACTCGACTCCCGAGCGGTCAGCCAGGCTCTACGAGGAGTCGGTCGGCTACAAGAACCTCGCCAGCAACGCCGACATCGCCAACCGCGCGAAGTACGCGGTGAACGCGGGACTCAAGGACGTGTTCAACGTCATGGAGTTCCTCCGCAACAAGTGGCTCATCCTGTACCGCCTGTACCGCGGCGAGACGGTGAGCGAGTTCTCCTACGGTCGGCTGCCGCTGCACAGCCCGGAGCCCTACAAGATCGTGGAGACCATGCAGCCGCAGATCTTCCGCACGCTCTTCGGCTCCGAGCAGTGGTACCGGCTCTACGCTGAGTCGCAGGAGCACGACGACAACAGCAAGGCGCAGGAGGCGATCTGCCGCAAGCAGTTCCGCGCGATGCAGCACCTGCAGAAGGCTTCGCGCGGGATCCGCGATGGTCTGATCTACGGCACCCAGGTTCAAAAGCTGTGGTGGAAGCAGGAGATCGACGAGATGACCTACCGGGTCGGCCGGCGCCGGCCGGACCCGAACATCCCTGGCGGGAGCAAGGTCGAGCTCGAGGAGGTGAAGACCGAGGAGTTCACCTTCGACGGCAACTACATGGACAACGTGTCCATCTTCGACTTCTTCGCGCCGCCGAACGCGAGTTCGATCGACGATGCAGAGTGGTGCGCGGACCGCTCGAGCTGGCCCGACTACAAGGTCAAGGAGATGGGCGAGCTCGGGCATTGGGTCAACCTCGAGGCGCTGCGGGACAACCCTGGCGTGGTCGGCTCGACGTTCGGCGACGAGTTCAAGGAGCGGAAGAGCTACGCGTACGGGGTGTTCGATCCTCGGATGGCGAGCCAGGCGCCGCACGTGCCCCACTACGAGGTGATCGACTGGTGGGGGCCGCTCGTGATCCACAAGGAGGACGGGTCCTTCACGACGAAGATGTGCAACGTGGTGATGATCGAGCCGCAGAGTCTCGGCCTGATCGTGCGCATCACCGAGAACCCGTACTGGCACAAGAAGAAGCCGTACCAGGTCTGGAAGCCGATCGACCTCGAGGACGAGTTCTACGGGATCGGCGCGATCGAGATGATCGCCAGGCTATCGCGCGAGAAGGATGTGAAGCGCCAGCTCCTGATGGCGTCGACGCAGCTCGAGGCGAACCCGATGTTCATGATCGCGGACGAGGCCAACGTCCCCGACGGCCAGCTCATCATGCAGCCGGGTCTCTGTGTGCGCGTGCCGAACCCGCAGAACGCGATCCTGCCGATCCACGTTCCGAAGGTCAGTGATGCTGCCCTCAAGGCTGAGAACCAGCTCACCCTCGACATCCGCGAGACGGCCGGCACGAGCAGTCCGGCGATGGGTGCGCAGGACCCGTTCGGCAAGGCGGGGAAGACGGCGACACAGCACACGGCGGAGATCGACCAGAGCAAGCTGCGGATCGCGCCGATGATCTCGAACTATGAGATCCAGATGATCGAGCCGATGCTCAACCAGATGACCTGGAACAACCAGCAGTTCCTGAGCTACGAGCAGGTCGTGCGCGAGGTGGGCTCTGCCGGCCTGAACTACACCGACCGCTACACGATCGGGCCCGAGCAGCTCATCGGTCGGTTCATCGTGCAGCCGCTGGCGTCCTTCAAGCTTCTCACGAAGCAGACGCAGGTGCAGCAGCTCGTCAACTTGCTGGATCGGATCCCGGTCTTCGCGCAGACCTACGGCCCGCAGTCGATCAAGGGCCCGCAGCTTCTCGCGCACGTGCTCGAGTTCGGCTTCGACATCCGCAACGCCGGCGACTTCGTCACCCGGCCGCCGGACGAGTCCGAGCTGCTCAGCGCGATGCAGGAGACCGAGGTCTGGTATCACGCCAAGGTCCCGCCGGTGCGAGCCGACGACAACCACCTGCGCCACGCCCTGGTGCATCTCGAGGAGCTCAAGTCGGAGCGGTTCGAGGCTCTCTGGCAGCATGATCCTGGCACGGCTGCGCGCGCCCGCGCGCACGTGGCGGAGCACATGCAGATCCTGGCGATCACCCAGGAGCAGCAGGAGAAGCAGATCATGGACATGCAGCAGGTGGCGACGGCGATGCAAATCCAGCCGCCGCAGTCGATCGGCGGCATGGGCATCGACGGCGCGGCCGTCAACATCCCCGGCGCCGGCACCCCGACGCAGGAGCCGGGTTCCCCGAAGGTGCGCCGCAACGAGATCGAGCGCGGTGAGGGCAACAGCGCGGCGACGAGCGAGTCGAAGTCCGCAGCGATGCAGAACGCCCCCAACCCCGGAGCATCATGATCCAAGAGAAGCTCAAGGGCACCGATGGGTTCTGGGACGAGAAGGCGCAGGAGCGCCTGGTCGTGGATCGGATCGATTCCGAGATCGGCAAGCTGCGCGGGGCGGTCGCGCTGGCCGAGAAGATCCTGGATTTGAAGGGCAACGCCGGTTGGGTCGAGTTCGTCAAGGCGATCGAGGACTGCCGGGCCCATCGTCGGGTGGAGCTCGAGTTGTCGCAGCAGAGCGACACCGAGATGCGTATCCTGCAGGGGCGATGCCGCGAGCTCGGCGCGATCGTGTCCTTGATGACCCAGACCGAGAAGAACACCGAGGCCCTGGTCACCCGTCTGCGGGGTCTCGAGGAGGAGCGTCGCCTCCACGTGCGAGAAGACGGGAAGGTGATCCCCAAAGGAATCTCATGAACAACGGAAGCTACGGGGCGATCAAGCCCAAGGAAGGCGACAACGCCTGCGTCTTGAACCGCGCGAGCGGCTACAAGAAGACGATGTCGTCGATGGAGTCGAAGACCCGGTCCGCGTACCACGCGACCGACATGAACAACAAGTGGACGAGCGTCCCGGGCAGTGGCTTCGGCGGCAACGTCAAGGGCTACGGTGGCGGGGGCCACGGCAAGTACTGATCCTCTCAAGACGCCTGGGTACGCGTTTCACTGCCCACCATTGCGTTGTAGCCGAGTCGCGCCGGCAAACCCTTGCGCTGAATCAGAGATGGGAGTCGCGCACCGTCGAAACAGATGACCCAATTCGAAGGACAACCTGAACAGTCCGCTTTCAATCAGCGGGCCGATTCTGCGGCGCTGAGGCTCAAGGACCAACTCGGTCGAGAGATCAGTGCGCGGACCGGACAGCAAGTGGTTCTGCCACCAAGTCCGGTGCCAGTGAACGAGGACGGCACACCCGTCGGAGCGCCTCCCCCTGAAGGGAGCTACGCGCGCCAGGCGTTCGATCAACAGCAGCAGCAGCGAGCAGAGGATCTGCACGCTGCCCAGCAAGCCCGCGAACCGAGAGCACCGACCCAAGGGGTTCCTCCTCAGGATCCGTCGCAGCAACCAGAGCACATCTCCCAGAGAGCGCAGGAACGCATCACCTCGCTCGTATCTCAACTCCGACAGAAGGACCAGGAGTTCCAGGTTCTGCAGCAGCAGCAGTCTCAGCAATCCTCCACGGTGGCGGAGCTTCAAGCTCAGCTCACCGCCGAGAGGAACACGATGAGCCAGATGCTGGAGCAGAACCTCGAGAACCTGGACCCGGAAACGCGCGCGCAGGTCATGACCGACGCGCGCATCCGCCAGATGGTGGCCCAGAGCGAGCAGAGGATTCTGCAGAGCGTTGGTCCGCAACTGCATCAACTCCAGGAGCGCAACAGGCAACTGGAGAAGAGCCGACTGGCGAGCCGCTACGGTGGCTACGACCCGGGGACGCACGACGTCCTGATCGACGAGTTCATGCGAGCAAACGGCCGATGTTCGGTCGAGCAGGCGTTCAGGGCAGTCGCGACTCCGGAAGAGCTGAGTGTTGGTGGTAATCGGCCGGCGAACGCTCCACCGCCAGCGATGCCTCCCGGTAGCGGATCGACCGCTCCCCGCTACGTACCGCAACCAGACCAACGATCAGATCCGCTTCAGCAGATCCGTGAGGATGCCGCACGCGCGGCAGAACTCGCGCGATCTTCTGACCCGGCAGACCAGAAGGCGGCGAACGCTCTCTGGCACAAGAATCTGGCCGATCGTCTGGGGCTCTCGTAGCCGGGAACAACCGATCGCCAGACCGGCGAGGTCGCTGACGTTGGGGCGGGAACCAAAACCCAACCCCAACAATCATGGCTTTCGTCGCAAACACGAGTGTTCTCAACTCGTTCGACGTCGGGACAGGCAATCGCGAGGACCTGCTCGACATCATCACCAACATCTCGCCGATGGACACGCTGTTCCTCTCGAACTTCGAGAAGGTCCCGGCGTCGAACATCACTCACGAATGGCTGGTGGACATCCTCGCCGGCTTCGGCGATCCCGACGTGGGCAACGCCGACGTCCAGGCCGTACCGGAAGGTTCCGATGCGGACTTCACGACGCTCGTTCCGCGCAAGCGTCTCTGCAACCTCACCCACATCATCAGGCGCACGTTCGACGTGTCGGACACCCAGCGGGACATGAACACCGCCGGGATCCGGGACGAGTACGTCTATCAGCTCCGGAAGGCTGGTATGGAGCTGGCGCGGTTCATCGAGTTCGCCCTGGTGCACTCGATCCGCCAGTTCCAGGTCGCGCAGGGTAACGCCGGCGGTGTCCTGCCGCGGAAGATGGACGGCTTCTATGCCTACGCTTCCGCGACGGATCCGACGTGTGCAACGACCCTCGGCTTGAGCTCGGAAGAGCTGGGCACCGTCACGTCCGTTGCCGGCAGCTCGCCGGACAACTGCATCGACGAGTGCACTCTCAACGAGCACCTGCAGGCGATGTGGGAGAAGGGCGCGATGACCGACTCGCTCTGGGCCAACGCGGCGCAGAAGCGTTCGATCTCCAACCTGACCCTCAACCCGAACTCGCAGATTCGCTACAACATCAACGCGAACGAGCGAACCGTCATCAACACGGTCGACTACTACCAGTCGGACTTCGGGAGCCTGAAGGTCTACCTCCACCGGTACCAGAACAACTCGCGCGTCGCGACGGCGGAAGCCAACAAGCTGCGCGTGGCGGTCCTGCGTCCGGTGCTCTCGGTCGAGCTGGCCAAGCTGGGCTCGTCGACCAAGGGCATGATAGAGTGGGAGGGCACACTCGAGGTTTTGGCTCCGAACGCTATCGGGTATCTGGACACGCTTTGCACCGGAGTGGCCGGCTGCCCCTAGCAGAGTCCTAGACGAATGGAATGCGTGAAGGGATTGACTTTGGTCCTGATGTCGTCCATGCTGATGGCCATGGACAACTCCTTCACGCTTCCAGTTCGCGGCTACGGCGATGCGCCGGACACCGTCACCCAGCTCTCAGAGCGCGATGCCGCCTACTTCTCCGAGTGGGAGTGGCGGCTGCACAACGGCTACGCGGCCCGCTTCCTGTCCGCCGAGGACGGCACTCCCCGCAAGGAGCCAGTGTGCATCTTCCTGCATCGGGCGATCCTCCAGGCTCCTCCTGGGCGCCTGGTGGTCGACCACCGCAACGGCGACAGGCTCGACAACCGACGGGAGAACTTGCGACTGGTCACCCGGGCGATCAACAACTGCAACAAGAAGAGCAAGGGCCAGCAGGGTTTCATCGGCATCACCAGGGACCGGAGCCGCTCCAGGAAGCCCTACGTGGCCCAGATCGCTTCAGGCGGAACCGGTCGGACGATCGGCCGCTACGAGACTCCCGAGGAAGCTGCCTGGGCCTACGACACTGTGGCAAGGCAGGTGCACGGCGAGGGATGCCGCCTGAACTTCCCCGATCGCCCAGCGATGCCAGGAGTGAAGATCCCGGACTTCAAGACCACCAAGGGCCGGAAGTATGTGCCCTACCCAGGAGTCACCTTCGACAAGAGGCCGAACCTCAAGAAGCCATGGATGGCTTTCTTCTACGACAAGCAGGAGAAGAAGACGAAGCACCTAGGCATGTTTGCAACGCCAGAGGAAGCTGCTGCTGTTGCCAGGAAGTTCCGCGATGCCTAGGCAACGACCCTGCGAACGATGCAGCACGATGGCAGACGTGACGCGGCAGAAGAAGCTGCAGATCACGTCCTGCCCGAAGTGCAAGCACAAGACGGTGAAGCACATCGTTCGCAAGGGCGCCGGTGGTTGAGGGCGCCGCTGTTCTGACGGCCGCCGTGTGCGCAAGCTGATCCGCAACCTGACGATCTCATGAGATTCTCCTACCACTGCTACTCCTGCTCGATCGGCAAGGACCTCGACGCCCGCCCCTTCCATCCCCCGAAGGCCCCCGCGTGCCAGCAGTGCGGCTACCAGATGGACCGGGTCTACGGCTGCATGATCGACACCAGCGGCTGCCGGGACCCGGACGACGTGGCGCCCGAGCATCGCATCGCGGTGAGCCAGGAGGCGAACCTGCGGAGCGGGCAGGCGGACGCGATCGAGGCCGCGCACCGGCGGAAGATCGAGCAGACCAGGGCCGACCTACGGGACGGTGGGAACCGAGGCAGCCACCGGATGACGCACCAGATCCCGGCGGCGCTGCACGCGGCGAAGATCCGGGAGACGGGCGACCGCCAGTACTGGGATGATCCGAAAAACCGCAACAGGCACAAGTCGTGCCGAGTGGACCGGACCTGAAGCACCCTGAACAAAACCCGAACCGATGACGGAATCCTTTCTCGACCGCTTCAACCGTCCCGATGGACAGATTGGGTCCGACTACACCATCCCCTGCGGGCAGGTCTTCCTGTTCGACGAGGCGGTGCTGCCGGTCGCCGTGGAGGATGTTGCCGGCTCGGAGGTGCTCGGCACGCCGCTGCAGCGCACCCAGGTCCTGTTCACGGCCGACGAGCTGGACAGCCCGGACCAGGTCCTGCGCGCCGTCTGGGGGCACGACAACGTGGATCCCGCCGGCGTGGACACCCCCCCGAGCTTCACCATCTTGGCGAGAGCCAGCAAGGATCCCCTGGTCCTCGACCTCACTCCGCCGGAGGAGAGCCCGGACTGTTTCGACCAGTTCTACGGCCTCCGGGTGACCTGCCCGCTCGACGGCTCCAATCCCGTCCTGAAGCTCGTCAAGAAGACCCCCCATCGTCGAGCGCCGAATCTCAGTGCGTCCAGCACGGGCGAATCTGACGACGCTCAGGTGCTCGCATCGGTGACGATCGTCAGCCAGGCCTTGAACACCGCCCCGAGCTGGGACGGGTCGGGAAATCCTCCCTACCGGGGGTTCTGGCAGGACATGCGCCTGCGGATCCGCCACGGGGACGACCAGGTCGTGCTCGAGGCCTTCCTGAACGACCGCTACCTGAACACGCCGATCCTGACCTACACCGACCGGGCAGACCCGCTATGGTCGGTGGTGGGCGTTCCCGGCTTCGAGTTTCTCTCGGCTGTTCTGACCCAGCAGCCGTCCGGGGCGTCCCCCTTCGCCCAGAGTGCTGAAGCGCTGATGCGCTGCACGCTCTTCAGCGCCCAGACCCTGAAGGTCTTCCGTCGTCCGGTGCAGGTGCAGCCGGACAACTACTACACCTACGATCGCGTCGTGGACCGCGTGATCGCGCTCGTCGAGAAGAACGGCGACGCCAAATACACGGCGACCAACAGCGGTGCGACCAAGAGGGAGATCTACCTCGGCTTCGTCATCGAGGCTGAGGCGGAGATCATCCGGAGGGAGGGCTACTACCACTGGCTGCAGCGCTCGAGCGCGATCCACCTGGCTGACCAGGTCGGCGTCTACGAGCTGCCGGCCGATCTTGGTGAGCTGATCCAGGTTCGTCCTGGCAACTTCATCGGGCAGCCGTTGCGTGAGCTGACGCAGTTCGACTTCCACCAGCTCCTCGCCGGCCGCGGCAGCACGGGTGGCAAGCCGGCGATCTACCATCGGATCGAGGAGTCGGTGAACAACAGGCTCCGCATCGAGCTCTACCCGGTGCCGCTGATCTCGGCGATCGCCGTGAACAGCCAGGAGGACGACACTCCATGGATCGCGGCCGACTACTACGCGCGGCAGCTACGTCCGACCAATCCGTCCGTGCAGATCCCGTTTGTGCCGCAGGACGACATGGATGTCTTGATCTACGGTGCCACGCACTCGGCGCTGCTTCTCGACACGGACGCGAAGAACACCGAGCAGTTCGAACGCCGCTACGAGATGAAGCTGAAGGACCTGCGCCGCGAGAACAACCGCAAGGTGAGCTCGAGGCAGACGGTGATGCGCAGCGCGAACGACGTCTACGCTGACAACCCGAGCAACCAGGTGCCGCTGCTGCGAGCTTCGCAGCTTGGGAGCTTCCTGCCGTGATGCCAGTACATGAAAATGCCGGCTTCGCACCGGCTCGCACGCCTCGTTGGCTCCCCCCTTGGCACCGCGTGTGGGCCTGGGATAACGCCCGGGGAGTCGGGGGCAAGATCACCCAACGCGGCCAAGGTGCTTGCAGATCATGTCCTTCCGGAGAAGGTCCGCGCTTGATCGAATGCGGGGAGGGTAGCTGATCGATGACCAAGTGGCAAGAGATGCCCCTCAGGCCTCAGGGCCGTCCCTGGGCCGGGATCAACACCCGGTCCGGCAAGCTCGACGACGGGACCGGCCAGATGACCGATGCGTCGCTGAACTGCATCATCAACACCGCCGACCGTCTCGAGAAGCGCAAGGGGATCATCCGGGGGCTCGACGAGCGCTTCGCCGGGTCGATCTGCGGGCTGCACCGCTACACCGACGAGTGCGGGCGGGAGTGGCTGATCGTCGCTGACCAGGCCGGGTTCTCGATCCGGCAGCCGTTCTCGATCCCGAGCTTCGCGAACAGCGACGCCTACCCATCCGACGACTTCGCCGCTGCCGGCCCGGTCGACCAGTTCTTCTGGCGCAACACGGGAGGCTACGAGCAGGTCGGCGGCGCCCTGGTGCTGCGTGCCGGCGAGACGGCTCCTGGCGACCTGGTCTGGTTCAAGGAGGCCTCGAATTTCTCCTACAAGGTGACGGTGGGCTGGGAGGTCGCGGACGACGACGGGGTCGCGCTGGTCATCAAGAACGCGAGCACCGCGCGCCTCGAGGCCAGGATCGCGCAGGACACCGGGGTGGCGACTGTGCAGATGGTCCACGTCGACCGATTCGGGGTGGATCGCATCCTGCTGGCTCAGGGGATCGCGGCATCGTCCGGGACGATGACCTTCAACTACGCCCGCGATACGTCCAGGGACGTATACCGGGTCGTCCTCGACATCACCCCCGAAGGCGGGCAGACGTCGCGCCTCGACGACTTCTCGACGATCACCGCGCTCGATGACGCCGACCTCGGTCAGGGTACGGCTCTTCGCCTCGAGGGCCTGTCGACATCCCCGAAGATCTTGTTCGTCCAGGGGGAGCCGATCTGATGGCTGCCATCCGCTTCCCTGGAACAGTGCTGCTCAACGGCAACCTGCTCGAGGACGGCAGCAGCGACGGCTGGAACAGGAATGTCGGCAGCGGCGGGGACAGCTTCCTCGCTTTCTACAACGATGCGCAGCGGATCTACGTTGCCCCGGCTCGCTACAGCAACGTCCGCAAGGTCGTCTTCGCGTTCACCTTCCAGCACCTGAACACGGCTGGCACGCTGGCGACGACGTTCTCGTTGCGGATCGGGCCGGCAGCGGCGTCGGTCGGCTCCAGGGCGACGGTCGAGACGTTGGAGATCAACCCTTCGGATCGAATCTTCACCTTCGGCACCGGTGCAGTGGCCTGGTCGAA